CTTCTTCAAATGCAACACCAGTTCTGGTTGCAACGAAGGTAAGACCAATGAAGTTAATTGATCTCGCTGGTTTGATGAAGATGTCCGCAACAAATTCATTTGCATCAATGACTGCTGCAGTGTTGTTAGTTTCATCACAGATAACAACAAAATCAAATATTCCTCGATTTGCTTGAACATCTCTAAGGAATGGTTCAACAATATTTACAAAGTTTGTTCTTGTAAGTTCATCGTTGAATTCAAATAACTGATCTTTCGCAGCAGCGGAGATAGCATCTTCAAGGAAGATAAACAATCTACGAACGTTGATACGATCAAATGCTGATGCTTTACCAAATCCAGTTTTGTCTCCAAATAGAACTATACCAGCACCAGGTGATTGAATTACAGGGTTAATTCTATTGGAATATAGAATGTCTCTCTGCTTTTTACCTGGATTGTAGATAAGTTTTACTGCATTTAGTATGGAACCTCTTGCAGTACCTGCAGGAGAGAACCAAGGGAACTGTTCAATATCAGTTCTTGCACATGTTCCAGCAATGTCACCATTCAGTGGAACATAGCGGAATGTATTATTGAATCTGTCAAACATGTATTTGTATCCGCTATCAAATACACCGAATGTTGTAGATGATACAGGACCATAGAAATCAACAACACTATTTGTCATTGAATCTATATTATTCACTGTGACTGTACCGACTGCACTGTCATTTAAGAAAGCTTGACGATGTGGTGAGATAAATGCAACTGCATCTTTTCTTGCTTCAGCAACTGCAATACATTTTTGAGCGAGTGCTTGAGATTGTGTCTTCGTATGATGAGCAGCACCCATTAAAATGAAGTCAACTTCAATCTCTTCCTTATTCTCAAATAAACCATAACCTGTTATAAGATCATCTACTCCTGAGTTTAATGCACCTGAAGTTGTGTAATCTGCTTTACCTCCATAGTTAGTACCACCAGAAAGTGAACCAGTAAACACACCTGAAGCACCAAAACCTGCTCCTGCAGAATCTGCTGGTTGATCCCAACCATTATCAGAATCTAATGTGTTAGTCGCATCTGTTCCGTAACTAATAGTTGTTATACCAGTAGGTGCACTACCACCGTAGATATATTGTGAATTAGTTGCAAGATATTTTCTCCAGTATGATGTAGAACCTACTTGATACTCACCATCTGATGCTTTTGATAAGTTAAGGTGTTTTTCAAGTATTGTTCCAGCATTACCTGTAATTTCTCCCTTATCATCAATGACAACAACATGAAGTTCATCAAAACGACCACCTCTTGAAGCAGTGTAAGATGAAGTTCCAGGTCTATCTGCTAAAGCATCCCACTCTAGTTTAACAGCGTTTCCATTTTGGTCTTTACTTGATAATTCAATCTCTTGTAATGAGAACCAATCTTGCTGTTGACTGTAGGCTATGCTTTGACCTGTTGCTGTAACTGCTTGACCAGCTGTTGTAAGTCCAACTAAACCAGTATCGCTAAAGTTATAAGTTCCACCTGGTTTATAGTCAACAGGTGTAACTGTTCCAGCAGCAGAAACATGTGAAAGTAACTTAACTTCGATAGTTGTTCTTGTACTTGCTGCAACAACACCTTTGATGTAACCGTCAAGAGCCTCTGTTCCAACACCTACACCAGTTACCTTCTGTCTTCCAACAGCAGTTTGTGTAACAGCAGTTCCAACTATAGATGGTGTTCCATCTGCAACTGTTAAAATTTGATCTGCTTTCGCATCTATTATTGAAACTCTAATTCCGTTTGCGTAACTACCAGGTGTTTTAGATGCAATTGTTACACCAGTAATTGTATTCTCATCATAACCTAATTGATTATAATGTGTGTCGCTTTTAATTCTAATACTAGAAGCAGTACCTACAAATGCGTTTGCTAAACCAATACCAGTTGTTGTGTTAAAATCATCGGCACGGATAACCTGCATTACACCACCATATGCTAAGTATGATGACGCAACCATCCAATATTCATAGTGTTTATCTACTGAATAAGGTTGTCCAAACGTTTGTAATAGATCCTCCTCACTCTCAATGAGTTGAGCTTCCTCAACGGGACCTTTCGTAAAGGGAGCAACTAACGCACCAATAGAACCGCTTGTAGCGTCTACTCTACCAATGGTGAGGTCAACTTCTCTTACTACTATACCAGGAGAGGCTAAATTTAAAGCCATATTGTATTCTCCAATCTCAGGATATTTTTATGAAATTATTTATTAAAATACCCTTTTTCATCGGGGAAACAGTGCATGAACTACCAATCTGGGTATTCCCAACTGTAATTTATCTTCTTCTTTGATTTTTTTACTCTAGCAATTGTACAAGTCTTACATTCATATGAATATGATGATTGAATACTTTTATTCTTTCTTATTAAATAAAACCCATCAATTAAATCTTTAACTTTACCACACACTCGACACTTGCGTTCAGTAAGAACGAAATGACCAAGTTCCAATTGTTCATCAAATTCCATCCCAGAAATGGTCTACTCCTACAGGTTCTACATTTCGAGACATAATGTATAATCCTACATTACATAAAAACCAAAATATGTTTATAACCCAAGTCTGTCTCCAGAGATATTTTCGATTATACTCCACAATGTAAATATTTCTTTCATTGTTAGTTCCTTTTACATATTGCTCTAATATTAATGCAACTACAAAACCAATCGCATATATGTAGAATATAAAGTTTAAAAAACTTGAAGATAGTATTAGAAAAGAAATCATTACAAATAATCCCACATGTAAGATCGATCACCATACTCATCAGTATGCCATAGTTCTCCGTCTTTGTCAATGAAACTATCCTGACCTAATCCATCATTTACAAATCCAAAGGGTGCCATATCTTGTTCAATTTGATTCTTTTGCTCTTCATACATTCTTTTTCTTACATCATTATCTGTCATCTCCTTAAAATAGTCTTGAGCAACTAACCATGCAAATAACACTAAACACATCGCTAAGTCATCATTACATCCCTCTTCTGCCTCAAATGAATTATGTTTTTGAGAAAATGTAGTTAATTCCGATATGATATCATAATCAATAATAATTATTTTATCATCTTCTAATAAAGTTTTGAGATTAGAGCATCCAAGTTTTTTAACTGCAGCGGTTGTTCTTACTCCTAATTGGGATCTTTTACCACTAAATCCTGACCCAACTACTTGACCAGCACGACCTCTTTGAGAACACATCAATAAATTTTCATATTCTAAATCATAATTTAAAATGGATGCAACTTGATCACCTATATCATTTACCTCACATAGTATAAATGCTTTATTATAACCTTTGGCAATATCATGTATTACACTTGGAAATAACATTGGTTTAATTTCATTATTTTTATATTTTGCAACTGCCCGATATGGAAAGTTAGTTATATCAAAAACAATAAAGGCAGAATAATCGTTTCCTAAACCACGAGCAACGTCAACTGTAATTAAATAATTGTGGTCTTTACGTGGAATTTCATATACATCAAGACCTGCATTTTTTTGTATTGGAGTTTCGTATACTAAATTTTTTAATTTTGATGGATTTATAAGTGTATTAACAGAACCTAGAAATTCACATTCAAACTCAACTTTAAATTGCTGCTCTGATGTGTTTGCAATAGTTTGTTCTTTCCATGCTTCATCACGACCAGGTACTTCAGACCAGTGAACCTCAGTTGGCATATATTCATTTTTCTTTCTTTCAGCATCATGCCACATTCGGTAGAAATGATTCATACCTCGTGGTGTAGATACTATGATTACCTTTGTTTTTTGACCTGACGAAATTGTTGGATAAACAGAAGCAAAGAAATCGTCAGCAATATGATTAGGGATGAAGGCAAATTCATCCAAGAATATAACATTATAAGACCCACCCCTAACAGCAGAAGAAGAAGTCGAGTTAGCAGATATTTTTGACCCATTTTCAATTTCTAAAGATCCTTTATTCCATGATATTATACCTTGTTGCATCCATCTTGGCAAGTTTTCATA